CCTGCCGTATTTTTTTCAGTTCCTCATGGTCGTATTCGAGATAGATTCCATTCACGACCTGCTGACGAAGATATGCACTGACAGAGGACATTCCCGACAATGCAAAGCGTTTTTCAAGTATCTCCGCTTCTGATTCTGTCAGTCTGATGACATATCGTTTATCCACTTTTTCTGTTTTCATTTTGCTGTGATTCTCCTTATCGTTGACACCATCAGGTGTTTATTCAGAGGGTCTTAGGGATTCTTCCCTAACAAGCGGATGATTGGCAGGCGGTCATTTTCTGACCGTTCGTGCCACATCATCGTTGCTTGCTACTCCAGATCAGCTGTGTTAGTCCATTCTCTTTTCTGCATCACTTTTCCTCTCATATATCACGCAATTTTTAGAGAGAAACGCAACCGGTTTTCTGCTGTAAATTCGATTGTTTATTGAATATTTACATTTTTCGTTCGTTTTCACATTCAACTACAGGTTTTTCTGAATGCAAATATGCTACAATATCCGCAGCATAAATTTATGGAAAGATTGGATATAACATCGAACGTTCAAATATGATTGTGAATACCGGTATTCATGATTCAGGAAGGAGTTCTGAACATGGATTTTACAGACAAATTGGATATACTCTACGCCCGCCGTTCCAGTGAGGACGGCAAAGACGGTGAGAGTATTGAAAATCAGGTTGCACTGCTCAAGCAGTATGCAGCCAACAAAGGGTACTATAACATTAAGGTTGTCACAGATGACGGATATACAGGCACGAATTTTAACAGGCCCGGCTTTCAGAAAGCCTTTGCTCTCATTCAGCACAGACGTGTCGGACGCTTTATCGTAAAGGACCTGTCCCGTTTTGGCAGAAATACAATTGAGGTTGGTCAATACATTGGAGTAATTTTTCCACGTTTCGGTGTAGAATTTATCTCCGTACATGACGGACCGGAATCCAGTGATCCTGACAGCTTGGTAACGCAGTTCAAAAACATCATGAACGAGTACTATGCAAAGGATATTTCGGATAAGCAAAAGCTTTCGCTTCAGGCAAGAAGCAACAGCGGCAGACACATTGCTTCTACACCGACATACGGTTACAAACTTGATCCCAATGACCGTTATCACTGGATCATTGATGAACCTGCTGCAGAAGTGGTAAGACTTGTTTTCAAATACTATAATGAAGGTATGCAAGTATCAGAGATTGCACGCAGGCTGGAAAATGCAAAATATCCTGCACCGTCCTATTATCGTCATCGTGTTGTAAAAGGTTCCAGAACAGAAAAGAATCCCTATCACTGGACAAGTAGCAGTGTAACGGCTATTTTGAAACGCCAGGAATACGTTGGTGATACAGTGAATTTCAAAACGTATCATACAAGTTTTAAAGATAAACAAGTACGTTATCGTGATGAAGAAAGCTTTACCATTATTCCTAATACACAGGAAGCTATCATTTCCCGTGAAGAATATGAAAAGGCAAAGAAACGCCGCAAATCCACTAGACGTGTGATTCAAACCAGAGAGAAACACCTGCTGGACGATATGGTGTACTGTGAAGATTGCGGCAAGAAGATGTATCTGAATTTCCGCAAATACGCAGGTGGAAACTGCTATGTGTATATCTGCGACAGTTATCGCAAAAAGAAAGGCTGCACCGCCCATTACATACAGGAAACGGAAGTAATTACATCTGTTCTGTATGATGTACGTAGAATTTTCGATATGTACAGGTTAGATAAAAACGAGTGCAGACGTACTCTGGTCAGGTGGATCTGCCAGCGGAATGAAAGGGAAATTCGAGATATCAATGCACGCATCAAAACCATTACCGACAGACTTCAAACGATCAATCAAACGGAACAGGCTCTCTTTGAACAGAAACTACAAGATGAAATTTCTCAGGAAACCTTTACAAATATAACGGTCAGCATGAATGCGGAATCAGAATCACTTAAAAATGAGTATGGCAAGCTTTTGATCCTACTTGACAAATTTGACGATCAGAAAAAGAACGTTCCCCGATTTCTGACCAAAGCAGAGGCATTTGCTGATACGGAGATTACCAAAGATGACAGATACATTTTAGAGCAACTGGTGGAAAAAGTAACGATTCAGGAAATCGAAACAACTGATATTTACAACAAGCCTGCAACAAAAGTCAAAGTGTTGGTTCATTTCGTGGATATCGGACAGATCTGAATGGCTGCACATCAGTAACAAGTGCGACGATACGGCGACGATGCGTTAAAACTTCGGCGACAATGTTCCCATAACTATTGAAAAAAGCCCTCCTGTGCGCTATTCTTAATAGTAAGTAATGCACAGGAGGACTTTGATTTATGTATGATAAAATCACAGCATTGTACTGCCGTTATTCGCACGATGACGGGCAGAAAGAAGAAAATGCAAGTATCACACATCAAAAAGCTTTGCTGAAAGAATATGCGGAAAATAACGGCTATTCCAATCTTCGCTATTATACCGATGACGGTTATACAGGTACAGATTTTAACAGACCGAATTTTCAGAGAATGATGGAGGACGTAGAAAACGGTATTGTCCAAACAATCCTTGTAAAGGATATGAGCCGGTTCGGACGAAACTATATTCTTGTCGGTCAGTATGTGGAACTTGTCCTGCCACAGCATCATGTCAGAGTGATCGGTGTAACCGACAACTATGATTCCTATGATACGGAAAACGACTTGTTTGCTTTTGAAAGCATCTTCGCTGAAATTTATGCTGCCGATATTTCAAAAAAAGTTACCTATGCAAAGCATACGCTCGGTATGAGCGGAATCAAGCTGAAATCACGTCCGCTTTACGGTTATAGGTTGGTCGATGGGGATTACACGCAATGGGAAATTGATACAGAATCCGCCGAAATTGTGCGAATGATCTTTGATATGTTTCTCAATCAGGATATGTCTGTCAATTCTATTGCAAAGTATCTGCGTACCAATAAAATTCCTACGCCCAGTGCATATATGGGATACAAATACACAAAGGTCAACCGTCCTTATGACTGGTCTTTTCCGATTGTCAGCCGAATTCTGAAATTTCAGGAATACTGTGGTGATACGGTAAATTTCAAAACCAGGCAAATTTCCTACAAAGTAAAAAAACGATTGCCAATCCCCAAAGAAGATTGGGTGATCTTTCAGAATCAGCACCCTGCCATTATCAGTCGTGAAGACTTTGAGAAAGCACAGGAAAAGCTGAAAAACATATCCGAAAATGCGTTTTCGCAGCCCAAAGCAACAAGGAATGATACTCTTTTCAGGCAGAAACTTATTTGTGCGATGTGCGGTAAAAAAATGTATTGCAGCAGTACGAAAGGAAAGCTATATTTTCAGTGCCAGGCATATCAGAAGTATGACAGCTGTACCTCTAATTATATCACAGAAAATGATTTGAAAAGAGTTGTCCTGGATTATCTGCATCGACTGTATCTTGCTGTCAAATCCGATAGAAATGCTGTCATTTCAAAACTCGGATTGGATACAATCACGGAGATTGAAGATCAAATCAGAACTGCTGAAAACCGGGCAGATGAAATCAGCCATTTGTTGATAGAAATCTACGAAAAAAAGTTTCAAAACATCATTACGGATTCAGAATTCAAGAGCCGATCAGAAGCGTTAAGTCGTGAAAAGAACGATTTACTTCATTTTCTTGCAGATCTGACAGCGAAAAAATCTATACGAAGCAAAGAAAAAGGATCAGTGATAAAAATGCTTGATAAAATTTCAAGTTATTCAGAATCTGACTTTGATGTGCTGACACAAGAAATGGTTAATGCACTGATTGAGAAAATCGTAATTGGCAAGCCCATGGGACAGCGTGAAAAGAATTACGGCAAACGAATGATTGACATTTATATATACGAACTTGGCAATCTTTCAGAATTGATCGATGTCAGATTTAAGCCATATTCAGTGCGTATCAAGGAAATCGCTCCGCAATTATTATTGGAAAGGCGATGCGATACTGCAAGTGTCATCGAAGCATTGGCAACTAAGCGTGGAAGTCTGGAAAATGCTCTTGCGGAAGAAGGAACAAATTTTCAGACTGTCATCGTGGAAGTTCGTAAGAAAATTTTGATTGACGCTATCAGAAACGGACTTACGATCAAAGAAATCTATCCTTTGTTGGGTTATCCTGAACCGTCTAATGTTTATTGGTTTTCTAAGCGGTTCTTGGGGATGCGTTTTAATGACTTTTATGATATGGTTAAAAATGAAACATGATAATTGCTGCACTTGAAAATGTTTATATTTTGTAACCTCTTGAAGTAGTGTATAACAAAAGAATCCTGTTACAGTGCTTTGTATATGAAACTTTCATAAAAAGAGCTAATAATCTGTGAGATATTTCATAGATTATCAGCTCTATCTTTTTGATATATTAGTTTGCAGTTGTTTTTTACTAATAAGTGGCTATCAGCTGCCCATATAAAACAATATTCTATTCCAACATATCTATATATTCTTCTAAACAAATTCCTTGAGAGTAAATTTCTAAAGCAGCTTCTTTTCCAACGTATCTGTAATGCCAAGGTTCATTTATAACACCTGTTATATCTGTTTTATTTGAAGGATAACGTTTTATAAATCCATATGTATGAGCATTTTCTGCAAGCCAGTTATACACATCATCACTTGAACTTTTTGTAGTATCTGCGTTTATGTCAACTGCAATGCCAAGCTGATGTTCACTTGTTCCGGGAATTGCCACCCATTGCTCTGCAAGTCTTTTTGCTTCGGATTTTGATTTTCCATCATTTTCATATGCTTCTATTTTTTCATCCAACAGTTGTTGCTGTTCTTCCTGTGTTCTATATCCCTCTCTGACAAACAAGCCATATCCTTGCTCCCTTGCAGCATCAAACATTTCCTGTAACTCTGGATAAATTCTGGAATCAACCTTTTTTCCATTTGACAGTTCTGTAAGCTGAACCTTATAATCATCAGGAATATAATTATCACGATTTACAAGAATCAGATTCCAACCATTAGCTTCACTTGCTATATGATGTGTTGTGTTATCATAAAAAGATGTTGTAAAAGATGGATTAAGAATTTTTCCTGCTATCACACATAACATTATTATAAATAATAAGAGAAACAGTATTTTCCCTTTGTATTTTCTTCCTCTTGCAGATTGTTTCACTTATTTTATCTCCTCCTTTTGGTACACCTTGTACAGTAAGACGAAAAATCAATCATATTATCACATCAATTACTCTTCTCTTAATCTCTCAACAATGCTCTTTTTTGCAATATGTTGATAAGCGACTACCGGAACTGATACACAGATCATTGCAATCACAGCAATCAGGAAAATCATCAGTACATAAGGATAGTGAAAAACGGCATAATCCGCAATTTTTTGTGCCACCTTAGAAGAAAGATATGTGATCAGATTTCCGACTGTCAGTATGAAAAATGTGATGATACCTGTATAATACAGCCCCTCATATACCAGCATTTTATAAATTTGTTGTTTCGTCATACCGATGCTTTCCATCATTGCAAGTTCGTTTCTTCTTGCATACAAACCAACAAACATGACGTTGATAAAGTTGACGATACCAATCAGCATCAAAACAATGCTGATTCCTGCGGTTAAAATACGCATGGACAGGATCGACGATTGAAATTCTTCCAGCATCTCTGATTTTATCTCAACATATGCTTTTGACGGGATACAGATATTGTTTTGTGTCAGACTTTTTATAAGATCTCTTACAGAAGGTTCATTTTCTTTGTCACAATCTACAACTATTTCCTTTACCCAGGTCCTATCGGAAAGTTCTTCTATCACATTTTTGCTGACATAAACACGCTGCGGCACGCCCACAGTTTCCCAGTTAGATCCATCTGGGAAGAAATAATCATTTATACTTAAAGAAGCCCCGATTCCAATTGTTTTTGTTTTCCCTGTTTCTGTATTTTTTAATGTTATGGTTTTTCCTATCATTTCTTTGCGGTATGTATCATTGATAAAGTCGCCGATGAAACAAATTTCCCCGTTACGAAATTTTTCAATATCGATCGGCTTTTCTGCCTGCTCGTTATATCGCTCTATAAATTCTTCATCCAGTCCGGTCACAGGCACGGAAAAGAGATTTTCTTTTTCGATGACATCTGCCAGGTTGTCTGCGGTGGAGGCTTCATCTGGATAAGAGTCATTGCCTTCCTGAAAGAACGGCATAAACGTTTCCCGGTCATACACAACATCAATATTGCCTTGGATCCCACTGAATACCGTCACATCCTCAATTTTTTCTATATCTTTCAAAAGTTTATTGGATGCTTCTGCTTTATTTTCATCAGTCTTTTTAAAATCATCGTTATCTGTAACGTTGATACTCAATGTAAAATCATCCGGAAAATAGCTGTTTGCATAGTTGTTCAAATCCATGCTTTTCAAAAAAGACTGTGTGGCAAGAAGTGCAATGATTCCGATCAAAAGAGAAAGAATTACAACAAAAGACTGTTTTTTCTCCCTGAAAATATTTCTGTAAGCCATTTTATGAAGTTTTCCGCCATCATCAGAATGATAAGACTTTGTTCTTTCACCTTTTATTCCTGTATAGTTCAATGCCTCCACAGGTGTAATATTTCCTGCAAATTTCGCCGGCTTTCGGCAACTGATGAGAATGGTAAAAACAGCAAATATAATCGTTCCGATGAAGATCAGGGGATTGAATGAAATGGTTGACGGCATCGCTGTATAAACAGCGGACGAAAACGTTTTTACAACAAATGGCATTCCGGCAAACGATACTGCAACCCCCAAAAGAATACCGATAGGTATTCCATAAACCGATATTCTCAAAGCCTGCGTTCTGACTATTTTTCTAATTTGCTTGGAAGTTGTTCCAATTGTTTTCAGCATTCCATAAAATCGGATATTATGATTTACAGAGATATACATAATATTGTAAATCAACAGGTAGCCGCTGACTACGATAATAAGGCTGAGAAATAGTACAAATGCCGCTATAAAAATCGTGGTATCATTGGATTCACTTGCGGTTATCGTCTGATTCGTATTCAATTCAATTTGATCGATTTCATCAAGAAGTTTACTTTCCATAAAATGTCTGGAAGATATATATAGTTCGCCGTTCGATTCGATCGTTTTCCCAAGCTTTTCTGAATAATCTTTAGATATATATGAATCATAATTATTTGTTCTGAAACCATAATTCTGGAACCAACCGGAAAGAGAAAAAATTGTTTTATCACCATTTATTATAAGAGATATTTTATCACCGACTTTTGGATCTTTTATTCCAAGTTCATTAAGTCCATTTTTTGACATCATTATTTCGTCTATTTTCTTTGGATAAGTTCCATGTATATCCGATAAGGCAGGTTTCAGGTTATATTTATAGTTTTCTTCATCATTATAGATAAGATTTATTGTAAAATCTTCTCCGGATATGGGCTTTGCTTGTCCTGCATTAACAGAAATTCCCGCATGATAAAGAGCTGAACATTTTTTCACTTGTCCTATCACATCATCTGTTGGATGACTTATGATCGTTCGTGCAATATTGCCTTCCTGACGAATCAGCATAGTATTCATATTCTGGGCAATCGAAATGCCAATCGTAAAAACTGTTGTAAACATAAACGTCATAAGAATAACCGCAAGAACAACGATTCTGTTTGTCGTAATGTTTTGTTTCAGCGAACGGATACTGACCTTTTTAATTATTTCTTTGTTATCTACTTTCAGCATATCAGTCACCACCCTTTACAATGTTGCCGTCTTCAATTCTTATTATTCTGTCAGACATCTGAGCGATAGCTTCATCATGCGTAATCATGACAATAGTCTGATTATATTTTTTTCCTGTGATCTTCAACAGACTCAACACGTCCTGACTGGTTTTGCTGTCGAGGTTTCCTGTCGGTTCGTCTGCAAGAATGATTGCTGGCTTGGTTGCCAACGCTCTTGCAATGGCAACTCGTTGTTGCTGTCCACCGGAAAGCTGATTCGGCATCGCATGGATTTTTTCCTTCAAACCGAGTGTTTCAATTATACTGTCGATATAATTTTTATCGATCTTTCCGCCGTCAAGCTGAATCGGAAAGACAATATTTTCATAAACGCTGAGAACAGGTACAAGATTATACGATTGAAATACAAATCCGATTTTTCTTCTTCTGAAAATGGTGCGGGCATCATCTTTCATTGTGAAAATATCATTTCCCTCAATTAACACTTTTCCGCCAGTCGGGCTGTCCAATCCTCCAAGCAAGTGCAGGAGAGTTGATTTACCACTTCCTGAAGTTCCAATGACAGCAACAAATTCTCCCTGATCAACGGAAATATTTGCATGATTAAGTGCTATAACTTCTGTTGTTCCACTTCCATAAATTTTTGTAAGATCTTTAGTTTTTAAAACATTCATTTTTATTCCTCCCAAAAATAAAGTGCAGTAATTTTTTCTTACTGCACTTAATATACCATCTTATTCTTTCCAGAATCTTTCTGAAATCTAACAGAATTGAAAGATTTATTTTGGAAGATAAATTTCAAATATCGAACCTTCCCCCAGTTTCGACTGCAAGTGAATATAGCCACCCTGTTTCTCAATAATCTCTCTTGACAGATAAAGTCCGATTCCTGTTCCCTCCGTTTCACTTACATTAGAGCCACGGTTGAATCTTCCAAATATTTTTTCCTGTTCTTCCTCTGCAATCCCGATACCATTGTCCTGAATTGAGATACACGCAAATAGTTCATAGGATTTCACTGAAATTGTAATAGCTCCATTTTCATTGGTATATTTCACTGCATTGTCAATGATGTTGAACAAGGCTTCCACTGTCCATTTCAAATCAAAGATCGCTGTTGTGCTTTCCTTGCCGCAAATAACCGTGATATTTTTTTTCAGAGCTTTTTTCTCAGCCTGATCTACGGCTTTCGCAATCAAATTATTGATACTGTTGGATTTCGGATTGAATTGCAACGTTCCCGTTTCAAGCCGTGATGTTTTTATCAGCGACTGAATCAGAAATTCCAGTTTCAGAGCCTGTTTTTGAATCTCATCAGCAAGAAATTTTGATGTTTCATCTAAGTTTTGTTCCTGGAGCAGTTGCGTATATAGTTCAATATTAGTCAGCGGTGTTTTTGTCTGATGAGAGATGTCTGTAACAAGTTCTTTAATTTTTTCCCGCTCCAGATTGATTTTTTGACTGGATAATTTTGATGATGTCAGATATCGATACCATTTTGATTCGATAGAAGAAAGTCTGCTTTCGTCATAAGATGTTTCCGTAAATGTCCCATTGATACCATCTTCCAGCATCTGATCCAATCTGTCAAGTAATTTTTTATTATTGAACATCATTCGTTTCTCCATGTGTAGCCGATACCGTATACTGTCTGGATCCTATTTCCGGCATCAAGTTTTTTTCGCAGTCGGTTCACCGTTACAGACAACGCATTTTCATCGACAAATTCCGCCCCGTTCGACCAGATACGGTCGATCAGTATCTCTCTTGTCACGACCTGATTTCGATTGAATACAAGAATCTTCAGGAGTTTTTGCTCTGTCTTACTGAGTTCAACAGGGGTGTCATTAAAAAAGAATTCCATTCGTTCAAAGTAGAAATGATAGTTTTCATCTTGATATTCTGTGGAAGAAGTTTGTTTTTTCAAAACTTTTTCAATTCTTGCACGAAGTACCATCAGACTGAATGGTTTTGTGATATAGTCGTCTGCACCAAGTTCCAACCCCATCACTTCATCTGTTTCCAGATCATTTGCAGTCAGAATCACGACCGGAACATTGGAAGTTGTTCGCAGATCTTTTAAGAATGCAAATCCGTTTCCGTCAGGAAGATTGATGTCTAGAATAATCAGATTGGTTTTTCGGTCTTTTTTGAAATCTGAAAGTTTATAGAGTTGTTCAGTGTGGTATCCGCAGCTTTTCAAGGCAAGCGATACACCGTTATTTAATGCATAGTCATCTTCTATAATTGTAATGTCAAACATATTTTTATCGATCCTTTTGTGTGTAATAGATGTAGTTTTATTATACCATATAAATCAACACTTGACAATATGAATTTGAATTTGATTAAGAGATTGATTTTCTTTATCACGTAAAGTTCCACAGACCAAAAAATATCTGACGATTTGGGAACTTGAAAAAAATGCCGATTTGCTTTTTTATTGCTTTTGTGCTATGATGATTACAGCAAATTTACCAGCCTGTCTATAGATTCGGAGATGATGATATCGACAGACCATACACTGACTTCAAAACGCTGTATGCAGTAAACGAGCAGATTAGGAAGTTGATCCGTCATCAGGAATATTCCGACAGACGTGAAAGACGAAGAAGCATCACATATCATGATAATCTTTACATTCCGCCTGATTGGGAGGATATACAGCTGCTTGCCATGCGGCAGGCACTTCTGAAACTCAAAGATCTGCATTCGGATAAATTTGAAGTCTTGATCGGTTTCTATTATGGAAACTACAAAACAATCAAAGCATACGCCGTAACATACGGCATATCCAGACAGGCAATGTCCAAAAAGCTGCATAAAACTCTGGAACTGCTTCGTTTTCTGTGCTTTGAAGAACTTGAGAATCTTGAAAACTGAATATGAAGAACGCACCAAACCTGATTGCTGCAATTTTGTAACAAATTGCGACGATTCAGCAACAGTTTTTCTTTTGTGGTTGCGTTTATTCCGCTTTTGCGCTAAAATAGAAAGAGCAATTTTAAGCCTGTCAGTATAGGAGGAAACAAGTATGCAGACAGGAAAAATCACTGCTCTATATGCCCGATTTTCTTTTGACGACGGGATTGACACGGAAAGCGGAAGCATTGAACATCAGAAAGCACTGCTTAAAAATTATGCGGAATCCAATAGTTTTACGAATCTTTCCTATTATGCAGATGACGGATATACAGGTACAAATTTCAACAGACCAGATTTTCAGCGTATGATGGATGACATCAGAAATGGCTTTGTCGAAACAGTAATTGTCAAGGATATGAGCCGACTGGGTAGAAATTATCTCATGGTCGGTCAATATGTGGAAATTGACTTTCCGAAATACCATGTACGATTTATTGCGATAAGCGATAATGTAGACTCCGCCAAGGGAATGAATGAACTGCTGCCAATCAATAATCTGATGAATGAATGGTACAGCAGGGACATTTCCAAAAAGATTCGCTCTATGATGCGACAGAAAGGCAACAGTGGTCAGCACATCACTTCAAAATTGCCGTATGGATATTACAATACACCAGAAAACAAGCAGGAGTGGCTGATCGATAAAGAAGCTGCTGAGGTAGTCAGAGAAATCTTTGAACTGTATGTTTATCACGCAATGGGAACAAAGCAGATCGCTATGCAGTTACAGGCTGAAAAACGTGTGGGAGTAGAATATCATAAGAAAATCCGTAAAGGCATTGCAGTCACTGCTGAAAATATTTACTCCTGGTGCAGTGCAACTGTGGTTTCTATTCTCAAACGACAGGAATATGTCGGAGATACAGTCAATTTTCGTACAGAGCGAACCTCTTACAAGAATAAGACTGTGATCTACAATGGAAGCGATAAAATCAAGATCTTTCCGAATACGCATCCTGCAATCATCAGCCGTGAACTGTTTCAAATGGCACAGGACAAACGTGAAAAAACGATACGTCATCCGTCCAGACCGCACAAATATCTTTTTGGTGACTATCTGTATTGCATGGACTGTCACGCAAGAATGCACGGCAGACAGTGTGGCACAAAGCGTGGGAATACTCTTTATTGTTATGAATGTGCAACCTACCGAAAAAGCAAAGGGTGTTACTTTCACGGTGTTCCAGAAAAGTATCTTGAAGATGAAGTCCTGAGAGCTATTCAGAGAATCATGAGCAAGGCAAAATCTGATTCTGATGAATTTCACAGAATTATGCAGAAGCATCTAGAAAAGAAGTCTGATGACAGCAAAGCCGTTATTTCCGCTGATCTTGAAAAAGCACAGCTTCGCATTGCAGAAATTGACAAGTACATTCAAGGCTTATTTGAAGCAAAAGTCAGGGGTGAAATAGATGGAGCTTTATTTGCAAGTTTGAAAAAAACTTACGATGAAGAAAAAGAACAGCTTAACGCATTTGTTGCAGAACTCATAGGCAAACTTCATGAGAAAAATGAATCTGCAAACAAGGTCAAACTGTTGATGCAGGCAATCAAAAAGTATGATGCCGTTACAGAACTAACTCCGCAGATATTGGCTGACTTTATCGAACATATTGAAGTTGGCAAATGTCAAAACACAAGCAAAAAGTTGCCGTTTTCCAAAAGAGATAACGCAATTTCGGTGCTTTTTCGGGGTATCGGCATCTTTTAATTAGCAAAGAGAGAGTTCCCTAAGCGTATTACGACCAATACTATGTAGAAGACAGTCACCCTGCTATAATCAGTAAAGAAATATTTATGCAGGTGCAGGAAGAAATTGCAAGGCGTGGAATGCTGAAAGACTCCCTTGGACGCAGAAAATGTTTCAGTGCAGCTCACGCATTTTCGCAAATAACCTTCTGTTCTGAATGCGGTGCTGAATACAGCCGATTGCATTGGAATAACCGTGGCAAGAAGTCAATCGTCTGGAGATGTAGCACAAGGCTGAATAATCATACAAAATGCAATGCCAGAACAGTTAAAGAAAACGATTTACAGCAAGCCTTTGTAGATGCTTTGCATATAATGATTGGCGATAGTACAAGCTACCTCAAAAGGTTGCAGGGTAATCTGAATCAGATAATCGTTGACCCCTGTGCATTGCAGAAAATAGATGAACAGCTCAATAATTTGCAATATGAACTTCTTAAACGTACAGAAAATCATGAGGATTACACAGATATTGCAGATGAAATTTTCAGTCTGAGAGAACAGCGTGAAAAAATTCAGGTATCAAAAAGCAGTCAGGCTGAGTACAAAAAGCGTATAGATGAATTGCAATTCTTCATCAAATCTCACCCTGATGAACTTTCCTATGATGAAACACTTGCCAAACATCTGCTTTCTAAAATCACTATTTTTGATGACCATATCGTTTTTGAGTTCAAATCAGGCGTTACGGTTAGTGTGGAGAAATAAATTAGATATAATTAACCCCTCTGTTAGAATTAAATCTGACAGAGGGGAATTTTTCAAAATATTCTTAAGTCAACACCAAACTAAACTTGTATATAGTCTAATTTTTTATCAAACTGCGTACAAAGCTATCAGACATATTGTGCAGTGTTGCTTTAAATCTTATTTGCTTTCATAAGTAAGCAGATTACAGTTATAATACTTCCAATGGTCATCTTCATTATCTACAGAAAAAAGTTCACCCTCGTAAGCCATAAAGTTATCCCAGACAGTAGCAGAACAATCCCATGCATTCAAAAAGTACATTTTCTTACCTAAAGCATTAGTTGCAGTATCCATATAAACCTTATTGCCGTATACAGTGGCATTCTGTCCCCAGCCGTCTACAACATTATTTTGTTCAAATGCACGCTGAATTGCTGTACAGCCATTTCTATAACCAACATTATTTCTTATCACACAGTCATTTCCCTTGATATTTACGAAGCTTTTTGCAAAATTTTCACCGCTCATTCCTGTTCCGTCAAATGTACAGTTTTCTACAGTTGTCCCGATTGTGTATTCTTTTATGTCAACGTGTTCAGCAGCAACATTCGGACCAAGTTTACAGTTTCTGATTGTATTGTAATGACAATCATGACCATAACCTGAAGTGCTTTTGGCACTGCCGACGTAAACAGCTTCACCATATCCGGGAGATACAACACCTGTATCATGAACATAACAATTTTCCGCAAGACAATAAGAACTGTTATCTCTGAAATGAATCCCCTCAGAACCGATATTATATACTTCGCAATTTATAATCTCTGTATAATTTGAATTATCAAGAATAATGCCTTTTTGTGCATTCGTGACTTTTAAATCTTTAATTTTCCACCAGTCGCCTGAAATATCTAAAACATAATTTTCAGAAGTTGAAGAACCTGAAAGAATAGCAGGTTTTTCGGGATTTTCAGAACGAATTATAATAGGATTTGCTTCTGTTCCATCTGCTGAACTTGTAAACATATATCCTTTTGGTGTATCGCCGCTATAAACATATTCACCCTCGGCAAGTATGATTTCATCACCTGCTTTAGCATTTTTAAGAGCATTTTTTAGTTCATCTGTATTTTCAACATAAACTTCATTTGATGTGACTTCTCCTGAAATCAGTTTCTGCTTCATAACACAAAGGTCAAATACATTCAATTTTCCATCTTCACATAAATCTGCGGCTTCCCAGTTGGCAAGTTCTATATCAGAAACAGCAAGTAACCATTTCTGCAAGTTAACAACGTCAGCTATATCAAATTTTCCATCTACATTGACATCACCTTTAATCTTTTCAGGTGCCGGATTCTCTGATGAATATATCTCATCATACATTGTTTTTGCCCATAATTTACGCATTTCTGCATATCCATTTTCAGCAGGGTGAACACCGTCGCTACTCAATAAGTCAGGATTTTTCTTGAAAAATTCATAGAAATCAGGTCCCTTAATAACTTGAGGATATTTTTCATATATTTTTTCTATCATTGCATTATATGCAGGAACATTATCACCTACAGCAGATTCTTTTGCATAAGGAATTGTTGGAATAATCGGAATTTTTCCAGCCGCAAGAATGCTTTTTACCATATATTCCGTGTTATTATAATACTGTTCCGTTCCGGACTGATTTCCCCACGCATCGTTTGTGCCATAGGCAATGCTTACATATTTTCCAGGGAATGATTCAAGCCAGCGATCAATATTTTCAGCACCCTCTATACTTCTGATACCGCCAATACCGCCGTTTTCCTGAATCGGATAATATCTGCCGTCTATTTGATTGACATATTCGGCAAATCCTGTTCCGTAACAGTTCATCATTCCACAGGCAGTGATTGAATCACCATAAAATATAAAGCTGTCAGAAATCCCGTCTGATACATTATGTATATCCATATTGATTGACGTATTTCCGCCCGTTTTTCCATCATTTCCGCTGATATTTAGTCTTATCCAATTATATCCTTCCATATCAACTACATGCTGACGAGAATGCAGTGTATTTCCTGTTACTGTTTCAACAATTTCCCAACCATCTTTCGGATAGCTTCCACCTTCAGCAGCATTCACTTCAATTGTATAATCTGAAGGAACACCATTGGAACTTCCATTTAAAACGGTATAATCAAACTGTCCTGTTGCATTATACCATACCGCAATTACCTTTTTTCGTTCATCTTTTGGAACGTCAGAAAGGTCATATGCAAGATAATCAGCACCATTACTATTCCAGAAAGAGTAGTAATATTTATCATTTGCAGAAGCTGCCATTCCCGAAGAAGAATATGCAGGACATTCACGGCTGATTACAGGATTAGAAGAAAAATCAGCATAAGCAATATTACTTCCACAAATTGTAACGGAAGATAAAGATATAACAGCTGCTGATATTATCGAAGCAAACATTCTTTTTATTTTCATTTTTACACCTCATTTTATTAATTCAAATTTCATTCTACAAAGGTCAAGCACATTTATTTTATTATCTTCATATAAATCTGCGGCTTTCCAGTCATCAATTTTTACATCAGAAACAGCGAGAATCCATTTTCACACCGAATTCTTCTCTACTTATAAGTTCATCTTTTCACAATTCTATGTAACAAGCTTTTTGTTTCAAATGATTTTCCGCCACCAAATCTTCCCACTCAGCCACCAAACTATTTAGTTTCACAAAATAGCGTAAAATAGGCACTCTTAAGCTATCTGACAACATATCTGCCGTTTTAATCAAATCTGCACATAAATTTTGCCTTTCAGGTCGATTGTGTACATCTGATAACGTATTTTTGCCTGTTTCGATATGTTTCCGTTTACAGATTTCAGGAAATAGTTGAGTTTAATTGATTTTATAGTTGTCAAAAAACTACGTAAAATAGGAATTTTTAGTTCTTATTTCTTGTAATCAGAACCACGCACTCAACATGCCTTGAAAGCCTGATATTGATGTCACTATGACAACCAATCCAATGAAACAAGAGGTTTGAGAGCGAGGATTGGATGTTTTAGATTGCAGTTAATAGAGAAGCTAGCTAATAGAAATATTTACGAGTTTTCAAAATGGCTATAAATCCCCATTTTGAAACAATGCTACCTCTCTGAACATCCAGGGTTTGCGTTTCCCTAATGCTATCGTTTTCTTATTGCATTGCTAAAATATCTGCATAGGTATGTTGTCCACACTTTTTCATACCACAGATTACATATTTTAAATCAACGCTAGGTTTAAGAGCATATTCATTCAGTTGTCTATTATGGAAATCACGAACTATCATATTGTAGTCCTCAGAATAATACAGATTTGAATAACGACCAAGTTCTTTAAATGCAAGTACTGAATAGAATTCATCTTTTGATAAAAATCTATACGCATCTTCCCACTCTTTTTCTCCACGAGCACATTCTTTGATCAATTCTAATACTTCGGTTCTGATTTCTTGACATAATAACTCTTTTCCCATATTCCATGAAAACTCGTTATGTTCTCTGATTATTTTAAGTGCTCTATCAAAGTCGCTTTTCGACAATTGATATTTGCTCATTATTTGTGTTTTGAATGAAGCAATCATTGCATTGAAGTTTACTGGCTTTGGAATTAAATGAGAAATATCCTCTAATTGTTTACGTGATAGTTTTGATGTATATGTTAGCGTAGAATACTCGCTATAAATGTTTGACACGTTTTTCAAAAAGTCCTCAAACAGTGCCTTTAACCATATAAACTGTTTATCAATTTTGAAAAGATCGACTGTTTGAATACCGTTACTTACAAAGTGCTTTTTATTATGATCATTTACAAGATAACGATACATATCTCCGTTTGGATCGCGTTCGAGATAATCGGCTAGATATTTAACAATAAAATCATATTCATTTTGAATCCTTTCATCAACATCATAAATAGCTATAATATCATTATGTAATGATTTAAGATTATGGGTCATTTGTATTTTTTTGTTACTGAGTATTTTATTCCAACATGACTCATATTGAGAGGTAAGCTTTGATATTTCTTCATCTATCCGCCTATTTTCTTGTTCAACTAAAGTGTGCTCTTCATCAGTTTTTGTGTAAAATGGATTACGTTTGCTGTTTTTCAACTTATCTATTTCCATAGAAATGTCCCCTGTTTTTTTGAATGTCGACCTGTTCAATTTGATTCCCTTTATTTCAAATATCATCTCATACGACATTTTAAGGAATAATTCTATACTATGCCTTACACAGTATAAAATAGGATAAACGAGAGGGTCAGCACAGTTTTTTCCTTCTTCAATATCAGTTATTAAGGATTGTACTGTTTCGGCAAAACCATAAAAAATTGTATCTAGCCCATAATTCCCGTTTTCACCTACACAGGCGATATATCTACTTCCATTTGCTGCATTAAATGCTGAAGTTGCAAAGCATTTATTCAATTCTTTAATTTTATCATCGCTAAGAGTTAGCGTTTCTGAAATTTTGCATCCCATATTTTCTCCTAAGAAATTCACATTTATTGCTGCATCATAAGTCAGCATTAAGTAAATTAGTTCAATTTCGGTCAGTCAAGCGGTCATTTTTTGTTGCCTAAAGCTATCATTGTTTTTGTTGGAATAGCTTTGCTTTGTCATTTTGATATTATAAACTTCTACTTTTGGTAAACAGGAATTATAGAATTCAACTCCATAAAGATTATTTTGATTTAGTGAATTGATCAAGTGCTTTAGATACTTCAATGCATACAGCTTTTGCAGCAGGTTCTAATATAGAAATGTAATTGTTTTTCATTCTTTTAGCAAATTCTTCTGCTTCACTCCAATGAGCAGTTTCAGTGCACCATTTATCTAACATACGATGAATGGCTTTCCAAAACTCCACACTTTTTACTATTTCGGCTATTCGACTGATAATACCTTGTACATCTATATATTCTTCTTCCAAATTATCATTTTTATAAAACTGTATTTCATCTTCATAGTTATTTGGATTCTTGATCATATTCCAAAAGCCGTCATCAGGTAACATGAAAAAACTTATTATTTCATGCAATAATTTATCATAAGCTTTATCACTCTTATTGTTTTCTACATCTAGCTCTATGATTTTTTTATAGATAATGGATGCTGTTCTAAATTTATAAGTGCTTTGCTTATGTACCATTTGAGTTAGCGTATTTAGATCTAAAATCAGATTATATACCATTTTTCGTGCGTCTTCTGTTTGTATCATACCAGTGTGTGCAACTTCATCCCTTAATTTCGGAATATCAAGTGCAAAATCGAGTACCTTTCATAAGTTTAGGATGTGACAATTAATAGTGGATTTGCTTGTGCTTTTTATGGTTTTCAACCTAATATTTGCATTCAATATATGTTCTGTCAAGTCTGTCTATAGAGCTTTTCAAATTATCACCATCTCAAACTGACAAGTGTGTTTCTTACTCTTCTTATCATAGTTCACGCCAACAAACAACACATTTCCATGATAATCCTTCAAACAGCGAATATAGTTCCGGTCTTTGATTTGCCCCAGTGCAATGCCAGTGCTTTGATTCCATTTCAGTTCCACGATCATTGCCGGGTTATGGTTTCCGGTTCTTGGTACAAATACCAGATCCGCAAAGCCTTCTCCGCCCTGCAACTCCCGATAAACCGCATAGCTGTCTTGTGCGGAATAGTATGCCAGACTCAGCACACAAGCCAGCGAATTTTCATTGTTGTACTGAATCACAGAACAGTTGTCACAGTGAACTTCCTGAAGCATTTCCGCCACCTTTTCCGCATTCTGTGCCAGTGTCAATTGCAGCAGCTTGTCGGAACGATGAATGGCATTGTTGACCGTCTGGAACTCCTGTCCCTGGATGGAATTGAGAAATTCCTGCCGCACTTCCTTGTTGGGAATCCAGGCAGTTTTTGTGTCGAAATCATAAGTCAGATACCCCAGATGCACCAGCAAAGTCAAAATATCGTCTGCTGTTTCAAAGGTACACATATCGTTCTGGAATGTTTTCGTGTTAATAGAAATATGCTCTCCGGCAATCATGCGAATGATCTTGTCCCGTAAGCCGTTTTCGTTGCGGACAATGTACATTTTCAGGGCCTCATAGGTTTCCGTTTGCGTCCAATAGCTGTCGAAGACTCGGTTCATCATTGCTGATGTCACAGATCTTGGATTGTAAATCGACACCCCGTTGACATTGTATCCGTCATACCAATCTTTTGTCTGCTCGAAAGACATCTGATAACATTCACAAAGTTGACGAACTTCCCTCTCTGTAAAACCAGTAGATTCTGCGAGTGCATATTGATTGGTCATGGAGTATTCATCAAACATATTCAGTGCAGAATGTTGACCGTATTTCTTGATTGGAAGAATCCCAGTCATATAGGCAAGTGCCACATAGGGTTGTCCTTTCAGAAGATCCCGCAGAAAATCCAGATATTCCTTTTGAGCAGTCGCATTATCCCGATGCACCCGGAAAATGGAATCCCATTCGTCAATGATGAAGATAAACTTTTCTTCACATTGACCGTACAGATCTTCCAACGCAATAATCAAACTGGTTTCTTCCGGCTCTATCACGGAGAATGTCTGTTTCATCTCTTTTAGCACACGTTTCTGCAAGAAGTCCAGCATTTCATGGACATTTTTGGTTCTGCCAAGGAATTTCTGCATATCGATGTGAATCACATTATACCGGTTCAGGTGCTTTTCAAAATCCGGTGTCTGTGCGATCTGAAACTTGGAAAACAATTCTCTCGAATCGCAGCCCTTGCTGTAATAAGCCGTCAGCATATTCTCTGCCATCGACTTTCCGAATCTTCTGGGACGGCTGACGCAGATCTCCTTGTTTTCTCCAAACAAACATTTATTGGTGAAAGAAATCAACATGGTCTTATCCACATAAATTTCAGAATAAGTAACTGTAGAGTAAAACAAATCATTTCCTGGGTTCAGATAGATTCCCATGATGCAGCACCTCCGTTTTTTCTTAGTATACCATAAATTTAAGGAGAAATCAAGACAACAATGCCGTTATAAAATCTAAAAATCCTCCCCTGCTTTTATATTTTGCAAAGGAGGATTTTTGAAGTGGTTCACTTTTCAATGGAAACCGCGACACCTGATTGAAATGTAAAATTCAGTCGATCGGAAGAAACCGTTACTTTTGCAAGTAGATGCCGAACCAGTGTTTCATCAAATTCGGTAATGTGATGCGGCTGAGCAACCAAAAATTCCTGCAGTTCCCGCATACGGTCTTTCTGCTCCTGTTGAGAAACATTTTCTCTTAAAGCCTGTTCCTTTTGCTCTCGCAGCCGAAAGATCTCCTGTGCTATCTCCTCATAATCCTCATGCCGTTCTGCACATTCGATCAACTTTTTCTGAAGAACATCTAATTTTCTCTGTATTTCCTCGGGCAGATTGGATTGTTCCATTTCAATCACTTCAGCCATATTTTCCTGTAAGATAGAAAGATATGTTTCACTGCCTCCTGTCAATTGATTCAGAGCCTCTACAAAAGCTTGCTTCAAAGATTCCTCATAGACTGTTCGTGCATGACACGCTCCTTTTTTCTCCAATCTGGTCATACATCGCCACACCACAGATTTGCAGCCTCGGTTATTCCAATGGATTCTGCGGAATTGTTCCCCACATTCAGCACAGTAAAGCAAACCAGTAAAACAGTGTTTTGCACTAAATCCACGCCGTCTGCCCATACAATCCACCTGTGAACCACGCCTTGCAATTTCCTCCTGCACCTGTAAGAACAATGCTCTGGGAATAATTGCCTCATGATCGTCCTCCACATAATACTGCGGCATTTCACCGTTATTTTTAATGCGTTTTTTCTTGAGAAAATCCACAGTATATGTTTTTTGCAGAAGGGCATCTCCCATATACTTTTCATTTTCCAGAATTAACCGAATCGAACTGTCATGCCATCGGGTATTGCCTCTTGCTGTTCGGATACCGTCCCGTTCCAGTCCCCTTGCGATCTGCTGACAACTTGCTCCCTCCAGATATTCCCGATAGATTCGTTTTACCGTTTCCGCTTGTTCTGGATTGATCACAAGATCTCCGTTTTCGTCCTTATCATAGCCAAGAAAACAGCTGGCATTGACCATCACCTTTCCCTGTTGAAACCGATACTGCATTCCCAGTTTGACATTCTGACTCAGAGATTCTGATTCCTGTTGTGCCAGAGATGCCATAATGGTAATCAGCACTTCCCCTTTCGCATCCATTGTGTTGATGGACTCTTTTTCAAAATAGATTGGAATGTTTTGTGCTTTCAGCTGTCGGATATAATTCAGGCAATCTACTGTGTTTCTGGCGAATCGGCTGATGGATTTGGTAATGAGCATATCAATCTTTCCGTCCATGCAGTCCTGAATCATCTGATGGAACTGTTCCCGATGTTTTGTGGAGGTTGCACTGATGCCGTCATCGGCATAGATTCCAGCAAAGACCCATTCCGGATTCCTGTGAATGACTTCCTCATAATGTGCAATTTGTGCCTGATAGCTGGTTGCCTGTTCCTCTGTATCCGTGGAAACACGGCAATAGGCTGCCACACGAATCTTTCGAGTTTCCTGTGACGCTACAGCATGATTTCTTTGCTTTCGGGGTGGAATTGTAGTGACCTTTGGCATTGTTGCATTACTCCTTATTTTCTATCAAATGATAAAGATATTCTGCCTGCTGAAATGGTGTATTTCCATCTAATTCTGGTATTTGCTGCGGCAGTTCCAACAAAAATTTTGTCTGTGGACATACGGGCTTTCTCCTCGTTTTTCCAAGTCGCTGCATTACATCTGCACGATGCTGCCACTCTGCATTTGCCCGAGCATAAGTTTCTTTGTCCAGAATTGCCGGATAAAAAGCATCTCCAAGGTAGCATTTTCGCTGCATCATTCGACGAACAGTGCTATGTGCCATGGGATGACCTGCTGCTCTTGCTGCCGACTGTAAACTCATACCGGCAATATAATTTTGAAAAATAAGGCGAATCTGTGCTGCCTCTGCCGGTATAATCACAGCAGCACCGTTTTCAATTCGATAGCCGTAAGGAATCTGTCCCATCAAATCTCCTCCTTTAACAGCAGACCGCATTTGAGCCGAAATCCAATATGATTCCGATCATACAGAATTATTTGTTCTGCAAATGCAGAAAACCATGTCTCCTGAAATTCTGTCAACATTGCAGAATGCTGCTCTGTAAATTGCAGCAGCAGCTTTAATTCTGCAATTATCTCAGTTTCTCCATGTGTTTCCTGTTCCAACTGTGCAATTTCCATACGGCAGGACTCCGCTTGTTTCTGCAAAGCATTCATTTCCTGCCGGAATAAAACAGGATCTATGACCTTTTGTGCATACAAACGGTGCAGTGTGTTTTTCTTTTCAGCATGAGATTCCAGCTGCTTTTGCAGTTCCTGCATTCGCCGAACATTTTCATCATTGCTGTTCGCTTTCAGCTGTTCTAACAATGGTTTCAAAATGTGCTTTCTGCTGAAAATCAGTTTGTTCAACATCGTAACAAAAGCGGCTTTCAATACCTCCTCCCGCACATATTTCATAGGACATTTTTGAGCACTTTCAATATGAGCCGCACACGTCCATGCGATTTCATTGCCGCTGTGAATCCTGCGTTTGCAAGTGCTGCCGCATTTGCCGCAAATCACCTTTCCGGAAAAAGCATATCGCTTTTGATACTTTCCTGTACCATACACAATGCCTTTTTCGGCAGCTCGCTGTCGAATGACTGCATTTGCTTTTGCAAAAGTTTCCCGACTAACAATCGGTATGTGATGATCTGAAAGAAGATAACATTCCACTTCCCCATGATTTTTGTGCCGATGAAAATGTACATCGGTATACGTTTTCTGCAGCAAAACATCTCCCACATATTTTTCATTCGCAGCAATTCCACGAATCGTAGCATCACACCAATGACGTCCATTCTTGAAAGGGATCCCCTGCTGTTCCAACAGACCTGCAATCTGACAAGAACTTTTTCCGGATAACAAAGCAGAAAAAATGTATTTCACAATTTCTGCCTCCTCAGGTTCGAGAACCAGCTCTCCCCTGTCATTTCTGCAATACCCGTAAGGGAAAGACGATGACACATAGGTACCGTTTTGAAACCGGTGCTGTACCGACCACTTCTCATTTCTGGATATGGATAAAGATTCTTCCTCTGCCATGCTGCTGAGTATCGTCAGAAACAATTCGCTTTCCATACTGCCGGTGTCTATGTTTTCTTTTTCAAAGAAAACGGAAACCCCAATTCCTGATAGTTCCCGAACAAGAGCGAGGCACTCCGCCGTATTTCTGGAAAACCGACTGATGGATTTCACCAAAATGCGGTCTACCCTGCCCATGCGGCAAGCCTGTAAAAGATCTTGCAGTCCAGGACGAATTTCTGCTTTTGTTCCAGTAATGCCAGCATCATAAAAGATACCCGCAGATTCCCACTCTGTATGCAGTTTGATCCACGCCGCATAATGTTCTTTTTGTGTTCCCAGACTTTCCATCTGGTCATCATGCTCTGTGGAAACACGGCAATAAGCCGCTACACGACATTTTCGATGAACAGCTGCTGAGCGATTTGCCTCAATTTTGGTAATAGTTTTCATGCTTCTGCACCTCCTTTTGACGTGTCCATATTACCTCTTTTTCGGCGGAATTGCAAGCGTTTTCGGCAATAAGTCCACGTAAATCGGAGAGAAAGAATGCCGATTTTTGAGCGTTAATTTGTCATATTCCTCAAAGGAAATCAAACCGAAATGATATAACGCATCAGTCAGCTTTTGAGCACGGTGGTAATTCAGTTCATCCATCAATTTTTGTTGTTCCATAAAAGAATCCTCACTGATTGAAATTATCCCAAGAAACATAGCCGGTCACATACTGTCCCACCGGTGTCTTTCCGCAGAACTCCGGCTTTGTGGTGATCCGATAACGACCGTTCTTGCAGGCAATGCCGTCATACAGATAGTAAGTACCGCTGATTCTTCTGGTTACAGATGTAGTTTCTGCACTGGCGAACAATGGCGTGTTGGCACGAATGGCAACCTTCTGCCCCTTGGTGAACTTACCGCCATTGGTGTAAACCGCATTTCCGTTGGCATCAAATACAGAATATCCGACTTTGCAGGCTTTCTTTGCATTTTCTAAGGAAGAATATGCCCCCAGCTGCGACTTCGCATCTGCCCAAGACTTCCTCACCCGGTAAAGCTGCTTTGCAGAAGGTGCAGAAATAGTGGAAGTTCCTGCATTCAAATAAGACTGTACCTTTTTCTTAAACTCCGCCCAATGGGGCAAAATGTACGCAGGACACATCTTGTACCGATTGTACATGGTGTTCAGCTGGTCAACAGTTCCGTTTCGTCCGTCACGAACATTGAGCCAGTGGGTATGCGTGTAGAGGTGGCTGATGTTCAATCCATACTGTTTCAGAAGGGCTGCGGCAAGTTTCGCTGCATTGTCCTCCGACTTCTTATCCGTAGAATTATACGCAGAGGACATAATGCATTCAATGGCAATGGTTCTGCGATTTCCATTACCACTGCCATCAGCGGCGTGCCAGCCACTCAGGCTGTGGGGCAGATTTTGCCATGCACACACGTTATCCACATAGTAATGAACTCGCACGTCCTTCATGTTGTTATTGACCGTTGCCCTTGTGTACTGTTCCGCAGGGGTCGTGCCGCTTGCTACGGTGATCCAGTCTGTGTTGTGAACAGTCACGCCGATGATTTTCCCTGCCATGGAAACAGAGGGCATATCGATGTGGTTGGGATTGTGTTTGGTAAGTAAATATTCGTTGACGGTGACACCGCCAAATGTCGTTGTTGCATCCGGTCTTAAGATAGTCATATTACTTTTTCTCCTTGTCGGTGGTTTCTTCCGTTCTGCCGATTTTCGTTTGCAGAACATCAATTGCTTTTTTGATTGCGGGCGGATATGGGATCCCCATTAAACTTGTATTTTCCACGATGGAAAGCAGTTCGTTCAGGCAAAAGCTGATGCAGACTGCATCCCGGATGTAGTTGGTATTCAGCAGAATGTCCATCCGAACTGCAACGACGATCAGCATCAAGGTGCAGACCTTTTTCGCCAGACCGAACCAGCCAGCTTTGGAAGAAAGTCCGCCGCTTTCTGTGTGTTTGGACTTTTTCATCATGGCGGTGATGATGCCGGTGAAAAAGTCGATTGCCATAAAGACGACCAGTGTCACCAGAGC